ATGTCCTCGTGGATCACGGCAGCCTCCCCGGCCGCCACAGTTTGATCGTCCCACCCGTCATGCGCTCGGCAATCTTCGTTCTGTATTCCTGCATCACGGCCCCCGCCTCCTGAAAGAGCGGGTTGTCGTCGCGTTTGCCTGAGCCGGGCTTGAAGCGGTCGAGACTGGCCTGCTGCGTTCGCAGCTGCTCAGTGGCTTTGGCCTTCACGTACAGGCGGATCAGTTCTTCGTCCAGTTCGGGGATAGTGAGGATGGTTGTTCCGTCGTCGGGTGCCGCAGGGACAACATGGCGGGCGTCGTAGGTCAGCAGGACTTCGGCCCCATCAAGGGGGGCGCCGTTCAGATACAGGCGCCCCCCGTAGATATAATAGATTGTTGGCTGTCCGGTGCTGAAATAGCGGTTGCCAGGGCGCGTCCTGCGTACCTCCAGGAAACGGTCCTTTGGACACTCGACGTCTACAGCACTGATGAAGTCCGCAGGCAGCTCGTAGCCGTCACCCGAAAGGACCAGTGGGTGGCGGGAGATGCGCCGGGGGAAATAAAGCGAATAGTCCCGGATCGCGTCTTTGGCGAACACATACAGAGCCTGGTCGCTCCATTTGGGGTTGCTTGAGGTGTCCTGCAGATCAGTGCGGATGTCCAGCAGCAGCTGCGCCCAGGTCGTCATGACTAGTCCGTAGACCCGGCGCTTTCCACCACTTCGCAGAACTCCGGCCGGAAGGGCTGGAATTTCAGGAAGCCGCGCCAGCCGATGCGATTGACCATCATCAGGTCATCGTATTTGGCGGGCAGAATGGGGCGAGGATCTTCGCCAATGCCGTACACCACGGACGGGCCGCCGTGGAACACAGAAGCGTGAATGTCCACGCCGTGAGTGACGAAGTCGCCGGCCAGATGGTCTTTCAGCAGGGGCTTGTTCAGCTGGATCTGCTTGTTGACCGTGTCGATGGCAACAATGCGGCGGGTCTCCTGAGTGCCATCAGCTTCTACCGGAGGAGCACCGGCTTCGGTGGCGTTCTGGCTGTGGATGGTGATGTACTGGCCGACCTCGAAGCCCTCAGCCGAAGCTACCTGGATGTAGCGGCGGGAATTGGGCTGGCCGACGGTGTACACCATGTCCACCGTCTGGGCAGCGCCAGAGCCGGCAGGGGCGTCCAGCGCCAGAGTGGTCTGGGCGATCACGTTGCCGTGGTTGCGCAGGCGCAGGCGGTTCGTCTTTACGAAGCGGATGCCCGCCCAGGAGCCCACTTCCGAGGTGAACTTGCGCACGGAGCCGGCGTATTCCTGCACCTCCAGCCATTTGCTGGTGGGGCTGGTGCGAATGTCCTTGATGACGCGCGGGGTGGTGGTGCACACGATCACGGCGCCGTCGCCGTCGCCAACCGCAGCCACGCCGGGGCACTCGTTTTCCTCCAGGTGTACGCGAATGGTCTCCGCGATGTCTGGATCGAAAAGGTCCTGGGCGGCCAGGGCGGTGCGGCTGGACTTGCCGCCCGCGTAGGTCTTGAAGGGCTGCTGCAGGAAGGCGTTGCGGGCGAGAATGTCCAGGTAGTCCACCTGGTTCTGGCCCACCTTATCACGCACTAAACCACGAATATTGCCAGCGTTCACGAACTGAACGATCTCGGAGTAGTCCGAGAATTTAAGCGTGTCGCCGTGAATTTCCAGCTCAATGCGGACAGTGCGGCTGTCCATGTGAGCCCCGCGCAGGAAGACGGTCTGCTCATTCACGGCGTTCCAGTTGGGCTCGGTGTCGTACACTTCCGTGTACACGATCACGCCCGACTTGGCGCCCTGGTAGTCGCGTTTTACAGTGCAGTAGGGGACAAGGATGGATTTGGTCCGCAGCGTCTCCAGCAGGAGCATGCTGTAGTAGTCACGCTGCCAGGCAGGCAGAGTGTCGGACCAGAGCATACCAGCAGTTAAGTCGCTCATCTTTCAACCTTTACTGTTTGGAGTGTTGCTTGAACAGCCAGTCTCCGTAGTCGTCCAGTGCTTTCTGGCGCTCTTTGCTGCCCAGGGGCAGGCTGTTGATGTGCTCCTCCCAGCCCTTTTTCGAGGAGGGCGCAGAAGGAGCCGCATTCACGCCGGCAGGAGCGGTGATGCCCGCCATGAGCTGCTGCTCGCGTCTCTTGACCTGCTCCTCGGCGAAGCCGATGAAGTCGCTCATCACGGTCTTGAGAACTTCCTTGTCCGTGACCGCCGGCAGACTGTCCGAAAGCCGCAGGATCTCGAAGTGGCCGATTTCCTTAGCGACTTCCACCTGGGCCTTCAGGGCGCGCAGCTTATCCAGTTCGGCTTGAAGCTCGCTGTTCAGCTTGAGGGTTTCCTGAAGCCTTTTGTCGCGCTCACCGACAGCGACCTGCTTCTCCGTGTCTTTGATGCCCAGTTGAGCCTTCAGCTGCTCGATTTCCGAGGACTTCTGGTCAAGTTGGGCTTGAAGTTCACGGTTGGCAAGTGTGAGCTGCTCAAGTTTGCGTACCTGCCCGTCGTAGCGGGCTTTCCAGTCCACAGGCTGCGTCGAAGCCTGCTCCGCGGGGACCTGCTGGGGAGGGGTTTGCACCTGCTCCTCAGGGGTTTTGGCGGTGTTTTCTTCCATGTGAATGGTTCCTCCGGGATCTTTCGATGTCGAAAGTTATTTCGCGCGCCGCTTTCGCTTTGGCGTTTCTTCCGGTTTCTCGGCGTCCGCCTCTTCGACGATCGCTTCTTCACCGGCCGGCTGGAGAGCGCTCAGCTCCTCGGCAACGGCGCTCAATATGAGCTGCGCAGTAAACCGCTGGTTGGTCGGTATCTTGCGCAGGATGTCGTCAATCTTTTTCTGCGTCAGCACAGATAGCCTCCTACTCGGTGTATTCCTTTCCCCGCCAGTAGGCGGTGACTTTCCCCAGGCGGCGGTGGAAGGGAATGGCCTCGACCGCTAAATGGTTTGGAGAAACTTCGGCAAGGACGATCCCCTGCTGCCAGTTGGGGTTGCGGACGTATTCAGGGTTCAGGTCACAGAGGCAGAAGCATTCATGCGCCTGGACCAGACCCGTGCGGGTGCGGGCGTAGTAAGAGCCGCCCCGGTGTGTGTGGCCGGTCAGAAGCGAGATGGCGAACATTTCGCTTTCCAGCTCGGCTTTCGCGGAATAAGCGGGATACTTGCGGACCTGTTCCCCGTGGCGGACGGTTAAGCGGTTGTAGAGGGTGAGCTCCTGATTGGCCCGCTCCCCCTTCTCTTTCTCCCAGACGATGTCCAGCTCGGCCATCCTCAGGAGGCTGGGCAGCCGCAGCACATCCAGATCAAAGAGTTCGGGATGCCGCCAGAGATAACGTCTCAGACGGTCCTCGTGATTACCGATAAGAAAGAAGGCACGAGCATTGGGGGCAGCATCCCGCCACTCTCTTTGACCGGCCATCCAGCAGTTGATTTCGTACTGGAGGCCGCCCTTTTTGATGCGATCTGGATTTTTGTCGAAGGCGGAAACAGCGTAGAAGTCTATTCCGTCCGAACCGGCGATGCGGATATGGGGATCAAAGTCGCTGACGATCTTTAGTGCCACCGCCCTGGCGTGATCGTCCTGGAATGGGTAGTGCTCATCGGTCGGAAACGCCAGCCTCAGAGTTGGCACTGGTATCCTCCTGTTGATCTTTCGACGTCGAAACCGCTTCACGCAGAGCGTTTTCGGCTTCCTCGAACTGGCGGTCCTCATCCGCGTTGCGGTGATTACCCCACAGCCGGTCGTCAGCCAGCATGGCGACAATGCGCGACACTTCGCTGGCGCCCCGGCCCAGAAGGTCCTGAGCCGTCTCCAGACTGATGGATGGCGGATCGGTCGAAAGCAGCTTGATAACTTCGTCCACGATGGCCCGCTGGTCGCGGGGCAGGACGGAGTGATATTTCGGGACGATGCTTTCGGCTAAAATGCAGCTGACAGCCCGTTCCGGGATGTCGCTGAAGGCTTTCTGCTGCAGGATCAGGGCGGAAATGCGCAGCGCCCGCCGCAGACTGGCGGTCAGGTACGAACGGCTGCGCAGAATGGATTTGACGAGCGGCCACAGCCGGATTTCCAGCGTGATACCGGACCGCTGGCCCCCTCCCTGGTCCTCGCCGAATGCAATCGGCGGCGCAAAGGAAGATGTGCGCGCCCAGTCATACAGGAACTGGACGTGCTGCAGCACGCCGGGCTGCACGGCGCTGCTGGCCTCCAGGACGCCCACTTCCGGTTTCAGGTCGCCCACCTGGCGGCCCAGGTTCCACATGGAGTTGGCGCCCAGGGGGTAGTTATCGGCGTTGAAGTCGCGCGGCAGGTTCAGGCCCCAGCGGGTGGGGTGAGCGTTGTAGGCGATGGCGTCGCCGATGTCCGCCACGCGCAGGTTGAGTTCGTTCTGGATCGGGATAATGTCTCTGGCAAGGCTGTCGCCCCACCAGTAGTTGAAACGCAGCCGGGGAGTGTAAACAAATGGCACAACGCCCCAGGGGTTGTAGCCTGAATATTCCATCAGGGGTTGGCCGTCCAGGTAGCTCTCGTACTTCTCCCTGGTCCAGTGCTCGATGCGGTGTACGATCTCTCTGCGGCCCTCAAACCCGTATCTGGCACGGGCCTGGTCGCTGGTCATGGCGACCACCGTATAGACCTCCAGGAGCTCGTCCGGGTCGTCCGGATCCCAAACCGGATAGAAGCTTTCCCTCGGCACCCTGGACCAGCGAATGTGACTGCGGGAGTGCAGCACGGGTGTGATCTTAAGCGCCCCGCCGCCGTATACGTTGCGGTCGAGTTCGAGCTCCCAGAGCATTTTTTGAGCATCGCTGTCTTCGAGGATCTTGTGCGCCAGGTTAATGGCCTCCTGGTGCGTGGGGGTTGCCTGTTCGTCCTGCCGGGTGGCAAAGCGCACGGGCAGGTTTTCGTATTCACCGAAGGCCGCGTCGCTCTGGGCGGTGCACAGCATCTTGACCAGGTTGAGCCCCGCCGGGTAGAGCAGAGGCGCGTCCGGGTCGGCGAGAGCGCCGTCCTCCGACGGCACCTGCTCGTTGAAGACGTCACCGTTAAAGTAGTAGCGAACCGTCTCGCACTCCATCAGCTGGAAATCCCAGCCGTTGCGCATCTCCCCGGACAGGCGCTTGTCGAGACCGAGATCGGCCCAGTTGGGAAAATCAATTGCCATCGAATACTCCGGTTAAACAAAAAGGGCCAATCCTTAGCTGGATTGGCCCTCTGTCTGTACAGTCGGGTTTATAGATTTAGCTTTTTTCTCCGCAAGCAGCGGTGTCCGTTCGGAGTTGTGTCTGTGTATTCGATCAAGGTCGGTTCAGACTGGTGGATAACGACCTTGTCGATGGGGTGTGCGCGCAGCTCTGTAATAAAATTGGCTGCTTCTGGAGAGAGCAGGACTGGCTTGAACGGCCCCTTCTGTTCGGAGCGCAGGTTGTATATCTCGCCAAAGGCCACATCTTCGATGTCATCCAGGATGGCGGCCTCTTCACTGCTCACCTGAATTAATCTTAACATACTTCGTCCACCCTGTCAATGGTATTGTCCATTTGGATGATAAATGCACCATCTCTCTCGATTACCGGAGCGTTGCACCGCTCGCAGGGACAGCCGGCGTTCTGGTAGGCATCGCACCAGCGATGGCCGCCGAAAGGCTTGGGGATTGAGCCGCCGGTCAGTTCACAGAGCTCATAGCCAACCATCCTGGCCTTACCCTTCTGGTGGCGCTGCAGCTGCCTGCGGTGCTTACAAACGGTACAGTCATACCAGTGAATAATCTTTCCCCGCACCAGCATTAATCTTCATCCGGGTTATAGTCGTCGGGATGGACGGGCGTCAGGCGCTTGTCGGTCGAGTAGAAACCGCTGCCCTTATAGACCACGCTCGGAGCGTCATACACCCGCACCAGCTCGCCTCCGCAGATGATCTCGCCCAGCTCCACAGGCGTAAGCTGCTTCTCGCCGCCCATCTTCTCTTTTATATTGACTGCATCGATGTGGTGGCAGACGGTTGGATGAGGGGCGTTGATGGCGTGCTCGACAACCGTCAGCCGGCTGCACTTTCGACATCGAAAGGTGTACTGCATGCTTCCTCCAGTTCCGGCGGGCAGTAGCCGCCGTGTTCCTCGAACCACGCCTCGTCTTTTTCTTCTTCCGTAATCCTCAGAGGGCAGAAGCTTTCCAGGACCTCAGCGAGCTCCCGCAGGGCGTCTACGGCCTTGATGTTGCGGCCCTGGATCACCAGCTCGCCGTCGATGTACATGCCCTTCCAGTCGCCGCTGTCACTTGAAACAAAATGGATTGTGACCACGCTCAGCCCTCTTGATGTACTCAATGATCCGATCGCGCTTCATTTCGGTTGAATGGCCGTCCCAGGGACTGTCCTGGCGGGGCAGCCGCGTGAGGACATTTTCGCCAGGCCGGTAAGCGATCCAGTTCCGAACTGCAGCTTCATGTTCAGGAACGTGGTAGGAGATCTGTCCGGCGGGCAGCTCGATATATAACACTGGCCACTCCGGTTCCTCTCTGTGCAGCCAGACGCCAGCGGGCCAACCCAGCTCCCAGGCCATGCAGACTGCCAGCATGGCGAGCAGGTTGCGGTCTGTATATACGTCGTTGAGCTTCTTCTGACCCTCGTCGATCTGGTTCGCCAGTTTGGAGATCAGCAAGAGCAGGCTGCCGTTCGGGAACGGAAAAGGATCTTTGGCGAACTGCCTCGCTATCTCAATCGCCTTCTTCTCCGTCTCGCTCACCATCAACATTCATGCCTCCTGGATAAAACCGTTTGCAGATACCGTTGTCTTTCAGCACGCCAAGCAGCCCCCTGGCGAGGATTTCGATCAGGTCTTCGTCGTGCTCTTTGACCCCCCGGTCATCCAGGACAGCATGGATGACCTCGTGCAGCAGCGTGACTTCTTTGGCCTGGTCGCCCAGACCTGCTTCGATTTCGATCAGGCCGTCCTGATAGTGGATCAGGCCGGAGAACATCGCCCCGTCACTGTTGAGGTTGGGGACTTCTTCGATCCTGTAAATGATGGGCCCGACCTTCACTTCACCGACTAACGTCCCCATAAGCCCCTCCGCAAAAGGCGCCAGATAATCAGATACACGCTCATGTCGCACAGGCTGTCTTCCAGACTTTCGTTTTTGGGTTCCTCGGCCACTTTGAAGCGGAAGAAGGGGACCACGATCAGGAAGCCGGCCCGGCGGATGATCTTCTGCACACCCTCCCAGAAATCCAGGAAGAGCTTCAGTGTAGGGGAGTAGCGCCCGTCTGAGGCCACGACCTCGATGCCGTTCAGGTTCATAATACGCACGGCCTTATCCCAGACGCGCGTGGCGAGGCCGACCTCGCCTGGACCGAGAACGTTGGCGGGGGAGTAGTCGGCGTTTTTGTCCAGATGCACACGGTACATCTGCATGATGATGTCCATGAAACCGGCCGACTGCTTCGGGAACTTGACTTCCGTGGGATGTCGTTCGGGCAGATCGGGGTAGTAGTAGATGGGGATCTTGCGCTGTTTTGCAAAGGCGATCTCCATCAGCGTCCCCTCGCTCTCCTGGTGGTTCGGGGCGACCACCACCGCGTCGCAGCGGGCCAGAATAGCAAGATCGCCCTTGAGGTATGTCTCATCGGACACGTCGCACACATCCTCAAAGTGGGCGGTGTTCGTGTGCGGGCAGATTACGGCGTGATCCTTCTCCCACAGCTCGATGGCGATCTTGCGAGCCGCGGCGATATTCTTGTCCACATCGCCTCTGTAAGGGCCGGCAACGTAAACCAGCATGGTATGAGCCTCCTATCTTTCGACGTCGAAAACTACCAGCGCCGGCTGCGAGCAATGCGCGAGCGCCCCGTGCGGCTGGGGTAGTTGTTCTTCTTCGGTTGTGAGTTGATCATGATCGGGGACGGGGCTGAACGGGCCAGGAAGGAAAGCTGCGCCCAGGTCATCACCAGGTCCTGTGGGATTTTTTTGTCATCCTCCCGCGTGTACGTCCCAGCCTGACGGATCAGCCCTTTGATGGGTGGAATGCGCCACAGGTGATTGGAGATGTCATAGGCCAGGTTGTTCAGCATACCGTCTTTGTCTGCGGCGAAGTTGATCCGGTCCGTCTGGATGCCCTGATTGGTGTAGGCAATCTCGTCAACCCACTTCTGCGTGCCTGTTGCGTCGATACCTCTAAGGACAGGCGAATACTTCTCAATGGCATACTTGTACGAACTCAAAAACGGGCTTATCGAACCACGACCGGATACCCAGTGGAAATACACCAGCTTGTAGGGCTTTTCGGTGACGTCGGCCACCATCACGCCCGCAGCCCCGCGCCCCGGATAGTTCTCCGAGCCTGGATCGCCGGCCAGAACATAGGTGCGGCCGGGCTGTACGGGGAGCTCGAAGCGTGTAATACCGTGCCGGGGGTCCTCGACCACTTCGTAGCCTGGCTTGGGTTTTTCCTTAGGATCTTCGGGGTTTAGAGCGATATATGCGGCGTCATACATGGACTGATCGACGCAGGCATTGACATGGCCGACCGGGAACAGGGAGGCGCCGTAGTCGGGGAAGTGGCCGCCGAGCTCAACGTCGATCATTTCCGGCGGGTACTCCGCCTTCATGGCCTCGATCTGCTCTTCGGTCAGCGTGGTGTTGTCCCATGTCGCCAGGCGCATGGAGCGGTACTTTACCAGGTCTTCCATCCCGCTCCCCTTCCAACCTTTGTCAAAGCGTTCCTTGAGCCACACCGCCATTGTGGGCGATGTCGTGGTATCGAGCCGCGCCATACGCTTCGTACCGTCCAGACGTGAGCCGCGTAAACGGCCGCGCAGCACCCTGGGGATGTAGCCCACGAGGTCCAGGCCGCATTCGTCGAAGTTGATGCGGTCGTATTCAAAGCCGCGTATGAAGCGGGCGTCCAGGCCCGACGTCCTGAACTCCCACTCGGAATAGTTTTTGAAACGGATGACGGGGTACGGGCGCAGGTCGATCTTTTCAATCAGGTGTTCGAGCCTGGGGTTCCCTTCAATCCACCCCATTGCCATATTGAACGGCAGCTCGGCCTGCATCTGGGTCACAGAGGTGTTGAGCGCCCGGAAGTAGGGGATGGTAATGCAGTCGATCAGGTAAGAAGCAGCCACCATCGTGGTCTTGCCGGTGGCGATCCCGGCCACGACGGTGGTGTTGATGGTCGGGA